ACAGCCCCAACCCGGCCAACCCGCCCGACATGGCCGGCGCGCCCGTGATGAACGGAGGATCCCGATCATGACCAACCCGGTGCCCTACATGAACCCTCAGATGATGGCCGGCCTGCCCGACGACCCCGAAGCGCTCAAAGCACTGATCGCCCAGATGATGGGCCAGGGCGGCGCGGCGGGTACGAACCGGGGCCTCACCCGCGACGTCTGGACGACGGCCTACGTGAACGACCTCCCCGACTCGGCGTTCCTGCTGGTGGAAGGCGGCGGGCGCAAGGACGCCGACGGCAAGACGATCCCGCGCAGCCTGCGCCATTTCCCGGTGCGCAACGCGGCCGGCGACGTCGACGAGCCCCACGTGGCCAACGCCCTGGCCCGCATCCCCCAGGCGTCGACCCTGACGCCGTCCCAGCGGGCGGCGGCGATGGACAAGGCGAAGGCGCTGGCGAAGAACACCAACGTCAGCGGCGCCAAGGGCGAGTACACCGGCAGCGCCGGGTCGGGCCGCCACCGCGGCCCGGTGCGTGAGGTCCTGACCCGTTCCTTCGCCGTCGAGCTCGAGATCCGTGACAGCGGTGACGGCCGTACCCTGGTGGGCCGGGCCGTCCCCTACGGCGAGACCATCAACCTGAAGGACGGGACGCGCGAGCAGTTCGCCTACGGCGCCTTCGGCGACCAGATACGCAGCGGCCAGATCGGCCAGGTCAAGCTGTTCGACAGCCATGCGGCGCGCAGCTCGGGCCAACAGCCCATCGGCAAGACGGCCACGCTGGCCGAAACGATGCAGGGCCTGATGGGCACCTGGCCGCTGTACAACACGACCCGGGCCTCCGACGCCCTGGAATTGGTCCGCTCCGGCGAGGTCACCGGGCTGTCGATCGGGTTCTCGCTGCCCCGGGGTGCCACGGCCCAGGGGCCCAACGGCGAGGCCGTGCGCACGGCGGCCCACCTGGACCACGTGGTGCTCACCCACGAGCCGGCCTACAGCGGCGCCGTGGTCACCGCCATCCGTGACGCCCGGGCCGCCCTGCCGGCGTACCGGCGTGAGGCGGCGCGCCATCACGCCATCATCGACCGCCTGCGCGTCGGCGGTTAGTCTCTGCGCGACGACGGCTGAACCGTCCAGGGCCGAACCCCGTTGACCCAGTCCGGGAACCGGCGAGAGGCGAACCGGCTGCGAGGGCAACCCACCCCGCGCCGCGCGCCCACGGCGCCCGACCTCAGTGGAGGTCCCATCATGGCGAACCGCCTGCTCGACAGCCTGGCCGAGGACTACCGCACGCTGAGCGGCCAGTACGACGAGATCCTGAACCGCTGCGACACCGAAGGCCGCGACCCCACCGACGACGAGACCGGCCTGCTCGAAGGCCTGCGTTCGCAGATGACCCCGCTGGGCGACCGCCTGGTCGAGCTGCGCGAGACCGACGACCGCCGCCTGGCCGCGCTGCGCGCCATGACCGACGCCCCCGACGTCGAGACCCGGGGCAACGGCAGCGGCCCGCTGCACGTGCGCGTCGGCGCCGAGCCCGAGATCTACCGGCGCGACGCCGGCGGCGACGAGCCGCGGTTCTTCCGTGACCTGCTGCACGCCCAGATGGACCACGACCCCGACGCCAACGAGCGCCTGCGCCGTCACCAGATCTTCAACCGGGCCGCCGGCACCACGACGACCGGCACCGGTGTCATCCCGCCCACCTGGCTGTTCGAGGAGTTCGCCATCATCGCCCACGGCGCCCGCCCCTGGGCCGACACCCTGCGCCGCGTGGGGATCACCGACGCCAACCCGGTGCGCATCGGTGTCCAGGTGGCGCCCGGCGCCGCGGTGACCGCCCAGTCGGCCGAGAACGCCGTCCCCAACGACGGTTCGTTCAACGTGAACATGCTGACGGCCAACCCGGCCACCTACACCGGCAAGGTCGACGTGTCGCGCCAGCTGGTCGACGGTTCGAACCCGGCCGTCGACGGCATCGTCTACGCCGACTGCATGGGGTCGTACAACGAACAGATCGAGACCGCCGTGGTCGCCGCCCTCAACGGCGCCACCGGCTTCGCGGCGGTCATCACCTACCCCGGCACCGCCCCGGCCTACGCCAACCTGATGGACGCCTTCATCGACGCCGCGGCCAGCGTCAGGAAGCACCGTAAGGCGGCGCCGAAGGTCGTCTTCTGCTCCGAGGGTGCCTGGGCCTACATGGGCAAGGAGAAGGACACCCAGGGTCGCCCGCTGATCACGACCGGCTACCACGGCCCGGTCAACGCCTACGGCCTGGGCGAGGCCGTCACCTACGGCCAGATCGCCGGCGAGGTCGTCGGGCTGTCCGTCGTGGCGTCCTGGGCCGCCACCGACAACCTGCTCTACGTGGCCAAGGCCGACGACCTGTTGCTGCTCGAGTCCTCCACCTTCAACTTCCGCTACGAGGAGGTGCTCGGCCCCGAGTCGATCCGCCTCGGCGTCTGGGGCTACGCGGCGCCGGTCGTGGCCCGTTACCCGGCCGCCCTGGCCCAGATCAACGCCGGCACCACCATTCCTGCCCCCCAGGCCGAGCGCGAGCTCGCCGACATCGAGAAGCTGTCCGAGGCCGGCGAGGAAGCCGAAGCGGCGGCCAACGGCGAGGAAGGCGAAGGCACCGGAGGCGGCCCGGGAACGCCGCGCCGGCGGCGCTAGGTGACAACATGACGGCAAGATCCCTCCATGCAGAAATGGAAGTGGGGTCAGCCGGCATGGGAACGCGTGCAGGAACGCACGCGACGCGAGGGCGATTGTCTGGTCTATGTCGGCAAGCTGAATGGCGGTTACGGCCGACTGTCAGACGGAGGCAAGGACAAGTACGCCCATCGGGTCGCTTGGGAAGCGCAGAGGGGTCCGGTTCCAGACGGTTTGGAGCTGGACCATCTCTGTCGCAACCGGGCCTGTGTCAACGTCGAGCACCTCGAGGTGGTGACGCATCGCCTGAACGGGAAACGTGGGGAGAGCTTCGCTGCTCGCAACGGGCGCAAGACCCACTGTCCGCACGGCCACGAGTACACGCCCGAGAACACCTACATAGGCCCGAGTGGTTCGCGGTTCTGCCGGGAATGCCATCGCATCCGCAACCGGGTTTACGAGGCGAAACGGCCACCGCGTCGGAGGTGAGCGGCTGATGGCACTTCAGGACCTCTTGGATTTGTTACCGGATAATACGGTCGGGGAAATAAGCCCGGCCGATATGCGCACCATCGTCACCGAGCTCTACAACGATGCGAACCCGCCGTATGCCAACGTCGTGAACCAGGGACCGGCCACCCTGGCGGTCAACGCCGCCTGGACGGCCGTCCCCGGCACGGCGCCCTACGCCTTCACGCTGGTCGACCCGGCCGACGTGCAATTCGTCCTGTCGCTCAACGTCGACTCGGTCGCCAACAACAACCAGATACAGGTCGGCCTGGACATGAGCGGCGCCACCACGGTGGCGGTCGGCTCCAAGCCCGAACAGGTACTCCTCATCGGCGGCAAGCAGCAGGTCCAGGCCACCCTCGAGGTCACCTTCATCCAGGCGCTGGCGGCCGGGACGACGAACCTGGCCCTCAAGTACACGGCCCAGGTGGCCGGCGGCCTGCTGTCCGCCATGGCGGTCATCGCGACGACCATCTCGGCGCCATGACCAGCGCGTTCGACGCCGGTTTCTCGCCCGGTTTCGGGGCGCCCTATGTCGGCCCGGTCGCGGCCGGCTGGCCGGCGGTCTCAGACGTCCAGAACCTCCTGCGCGTCGAAGCCGGCGTGACCGGCGACGACGCGCTGGTCGGCCAGGAGCTCAACGCCGCCATCGGCTGGGTGACGGCGCGCTGCATGCCCGAGTACGTGACCGAGGGCACCGACCGCTTCTTGCCCGACCAGCTCTTCGCCGTGGCCATGCACGAGGCGGCGCGCCTGTACCGCCGGCGTGACAGCGTGGACGGCACCATCGGCTGGGGCGACATGGGCGTGGTACGAGTCGGGCCCAAGGACCCCGACATCGAGACCCTGATCGCACCGTTCCTCAACATCGTGTTCGCGTGAAATGGAACCGCGCCACCGTGGCGGCGGCGTTCGCCGCCACGCTCGAACCCGCGGTCGGCGTCAAGGTCCACCAGTGGATGCCCGAAATTCTGAACCCGTACTGCCTGGTCGTGAACCGGCCGGTCAGCGTCAACTACGGCGCGGTCGCGTTCGGCGCCGACGAAGGCGAAGTGCCGGTCGTCGTCGTCGGCGGCGTCGAGACCGAACCGGCGATTGACGCCCTGAAGATGACGGCCCGCGACGCCGTCGAGGCCGACCCCACCCTGGGCGGCGCCGTGACGAAAGCCTGGCCGATCCTCGAGCGCAACTGGTTGAACCGCGTCGGCGCCGGCGGCCTGCAGCTGCTGACGGTCGACCTGGTCTTTACGGTCGTGACCTGATGCCCGCCCCCACCGTCGCCGTCGTCGGCATGTCGGCCCTACGGCGTGACGTCACGCGCATGACCGCCCAGGGCGGCGCCCTGAACGCCGCACTCGTGAAGGCCGGCCTGGCGGCCGTGGCGCCGGTCGCCGACGCCGCCCGCGCCAGTCTGCCCCAGGTCAGCGGCCGCCTGGCCGCCGACGTGCGCACCAGCGCCACGAAAACGGGCGGCGCGGTTCGCATGGGCCGCGCGTCGCTGCGTTATGCCGGCTGGGTCGAATTCGGCGGTCACCGCAAGGCGCCGCACCCCTCGACCCGCCAGTTCGAGCCGCGCGGCCGCTACCTCTTCCCGGCCGCGCTGACCCTGGCCACGGCGGTCGCCAACCGTTACGACCAGGCCGTCACCCAGGCGCTCAATTCTTTCCAATGGACGAACGAAACCACGGACGCCGCCGGCGTTCACGATTAGGAAGGTAGGCCATGCCAACAGCTACAAAAGAACGAAACGGCGAGCCTGAAATTCACACATTCGGCACGCCCGAAACGATGGCCGCCGGCGACGCCACGCCGCCGACCGCGCAGCCGCTGGTGCTCAACGACGCCTACTACGAGCTGACCGGGGTGAACCTGCGCTGTCTGGTCAAGCACCTGGAATTGGTGCCCGAGAACAAGCTGCAGACGGCGACCACGCTGTGCTCCGAGGTCGACTACGTCGGGGTCACCAAGTGGCACCAGCGCGTGACCTTTTACCAGTCCTTCGACCCCGGCGCGACCTACGCCACGCTGAACGCGGCCTATCAGGCCTGGGTCACCAGCGCCCAGCCGGCGCAGTTCAAGGCGCGCCCCCATTCGTCCCAGGTCGCCAGCGCGACGAACCCGGTTATTTCGGGCCTGGTCATCCCGATGCCCTTCGAGCTGCTGATCGGCGACGCCGGGGTGCTCTCCGAGGTCGTCATCGACTGGAACATGACGGCACCGCCCACCGTCGACCTGGGGTCGGTCGCCGCCACCGGCGCCACCGCCGGCGTCCCCGGCTATTTCACGCCGCTCGGCTGCGTCACGCCGGCGAACCTGGCCGCGCTGACCGCCGGCGTCACGGCCTCGCCGGCGGCGAACTGGACGGCCGGCCAGTACGTCATCACGGCCGACCATATCGGCGCCAACTGGAACGGCACGGCCTGGGTCGCCGGCGTTCACCCCTAAACCGTCCAGAATCGCCCAGGAGGTCACGAAACGAAAGGGCTGGCACCAATGGACCAGGAACCGAACACGCAAAACGCCGCGCCGGTCGTCGACCTCGACGAACCGCTGCCGACGCTGGTCACCGTGACCCAGGAATTCAGCGCTCGACTGCCGACCCAGCGCGTCATCGACACCATGGCGCGCGCCGAACCCGGCGTGAATTTCGCCGACCTGGCGCAGAGTCAGCCGTTCCGAATCGTGGCGTTTCGTGCGCTGCTGCGCGATTTCCCCGGCCGCGACCCCACGTCGCTGTGGATGCACTCCTACGACGTCGAATGTCAGGTCGTCGAGGCAAACCCTACGAACGGGAGGTCGCCGACGCCCGCGCCCGGTTCTGCCATTACTGGAACCTGAAACCCTGGGAAATGGACGAACTGACCGATTCGGATTTCGCCGCCATGCTGCGGCTGATGACGGCCGAAGCGCGCGAAATCGAGCGCGTCAAGGCGGCGACCGCCCGCGCCGCTAGAAGGTAGGGACCATGGCCGGCCCATCGGTCATGGTGCGCGTTCTCGGCGACGTCAGCGGTCTCGGCCAGGCGTTCACCGGCGGCGCCACGAAGGCGGAAGGGGCGGCGACGAAGATTCACGCCGCCTTCTCGACCGTGCTGGGCCAACTGAACCAGACCGGCGTGCTGGGACCGTTCGGCCAAATGCTCGAACAGGCGAACAGCTCACTCGAACAGCTGAGCGGCCACGGAAAAGAGGCGTCGACCGTGCTGCTGGGCATGGGCGGCACCGCGCTGACCGCCGGCCTGGCGCTGCAGCAGGCTGGCAGTAAGGACCAGGCGGCGCACCAGCAGCTGCAGGCGGCCGTCACCGCCACCGGGAAGAGTTATTCGACCTACGCCGGCCAGGTCGAGGAGGCCATAAAGCACCAGGCGAAGTTCGGCAACGACGCCGTCGAGACGCAGAACGCGCTGCAGAAGCTGACCCAGGCGACGCACAACCCGGCCGAAGCGCTCAAGCTCTTGAGCACGGCGA